TGGACTCTCACTTAAGAAGGAGCTAACTATGGACGACACTCTACTTCGTCGATTAACAATCAACGATATAAAGGTTCTCAACGGTAAAATTGTTGAGATTAACCCTGAGTATGATCTCGGAGATATTCTTTCCGATGGTAAACTCGAGGGTGCGTCCACAGCAGATCTCATCGCAGTAAAACGCGACATGCGAGATATGCTCCGTTCTCTTGGGGGAGCCCGCTAGTACCGGGTGATTTTAGACGCGTGAGCGCCGGCCGTAAGGCCGGGGGTGGTCCTCTCGGACTGCCCCTTGTGGAAGACGCCGGTGCAGTACCGGCGTTAACCTATTACTACCGTCCCCGGGGTGACCCGGTAACTTGAGGATCTCTTATGCCTACCGAAAATCGACTGCTCAACCAACGTGACTCGTACACTCTTCAACAAACCGTCTTTACTGGCGGCGCGTGGAAGACTACGACAACGTTTGGAGCACCGACTACCGGTATGCGGACAGAGACCTCGAGAGTATCTACCAATACACCTAAGTTCAGGAGCAAGCTTCGGCCCATTCCTCTACCGGTGAACCCGTTTTCGTTTACTCAAACGATTTCGAGATTTGGAGTTGGATGGAAACGTGATGAATCGGCCGCCCAGATACAAGGGCGTCCTCAAGTCACTAATGTCTACTCGGGTTTACTCGGGGCAGACGTTCCTCCATTCAACACTGCACCAGCCGCAGAGGTGAATGCCATGGATCGCAAAATGGTTAATGATCTTCTTTTGAGGATCAAAAATCAAAAGGTGAACTTGTGGCAAGCCTACGCGGAACGTGATCAGACCGCCAGGTTAGTAGGCGATTCTGCCGTTCGCTTAGCGAACGCTCTCCGTGCTTTACGGCGCGGGGATATCAGGAGTGCAGGTGATGCGCTCGGTATCAAAGTCGGTCGCAAATATCGCTATCGATTCGAATCCGAGCATGGACGAGACCAATGGAAGGCTATGTCCTCCGGATGGTTAGAGTTGCAGTATGGCTGGAGACCACTTGTTGGGGACGTCTATGGTGCGGCAGAGGCTCTTGCCCATGCTCACCACGGTATCCCCCGCGAAAAGGTCACAATCCGCCGTGCGTTAAGTGGGGAAAGGACTTCAACTTCCCAACCCAACACCAACACTCGAATAATCGATGTTGTGACGTATGACGTACAATTACGGTACGGCTGCATCTTTACTGCGCAAGGCAAGGAACTTAAGACGCTCAGTGAATTGGGTATAACTAACCCCGCACTGATCGGATGGGAACTGATGCCTTGGTCTTTCATAATTGACTGGTTTATACCAATCGGTGACTACGTGGCCAGCTGGGACGCAACCTTAGGGTTAGCGTTCAAACAGGGGTACAAAACGGAGTTCCGGCGGGAAAAGACAGTACGAGAGACAATTTATGGCCCTGGTAATGGCACCGGCGGAAAGTTATTCGGCCGCGAACAGAGCTCGATTGAGAAGGTGACGTGCGTACGTACGAAGCTATTAAACTTCCCGTCAGCACAGATCCCCAACTTTCAAAACCCTGCGAGCGTCCAACACATGCTGAATGCTATTGCTCTCCTTCAACAATTCCGATAAGGATAATACAATGACTGCTATCGCAGCTTTGACTCTGGCCGATGGTCAGGGAACACCAGTAAACCACACGTTTAACCCTGTCAATATTGACAACGTCGGCGTGGCGAAGTGGGCAGACCGGTCGGGCGGAATCGCCCTTGGTTTTCCTACTGTCAGTTTCTCTTTGCGTAATCCGACTCAGTCGAGTCGCGCATACAAGCTGACTGCTAAGGTGGTCACTCCCGTACTTGAGGTTACATCTCCTTCAACGGCGTCCGGTATTCAACCGGCGCCGACGTTGGCGTATAACCTTATTGCTACGTTGGACATGGTTCTGCCGGAACGTTCCACGGTAGCACAGCGAAAAGATCTGCTGGCTTTCCTGAAGAACTATCTGGCAAATGCGGCGGTTATGACTGCCGCAGTTGAGAACTTCGAAGCCGTTTATTAACTTTACGGATTCGCATCCAAATAGGAGATAATTATGTCATCTAAGAGACGTAATAGCGAGCTGGTCAAACTAGCTCGCACCACCCGCGTTGACTCGTCAGTGACTGACGAGGCTATCTACGACTTTCTCTCTTCTCTCGACTGTCCGCGCTCATTGGCTGTCTGGCTCCTCTACGAAAGTGGAGAGCACCAGCAGTTAGTGGACATGGACGTTTTTCCCGGAGACTACAATTGTAGATTCCGGTTTCGAGATGCTTACACGGCGACGTCTTTCCTCAGCAAGGCCAGCTTTTTTAAGTTGGCCGTGTCAAAGAAGGATCAAGCATTTAAGAAGTTCTTTCAGTTTGAAGAACAGTGTAGGCAGACCAACCGTCGCTTTGTTGATCTTTCGTCTGACCCGAACTTTTACGGGTCAAACGTCTGGTTGCTTAATGCAACCTCTCGTAAAATCGAAGAAATACTTGGTGACTTTACGGCGGAAGAGTTAGTTGAAGGTGCCGATTGGGGACCGGGCGTAACTACCCTGTTAAAAGGGGAACACGTTTCGGCCGTCAATAAGTTCCATTGCGAAAATGGAATAACACGCGATTTGCACGCCTTCGTATGCACATGGTTTCCAAGTGCGTACCCTGGGTGGGATTCTCATCTGGTCCAAAGTTTCGGCCAGAGTAAGTTTTCCTTTCAGTTAGGTAATAAGATTGTCACTGTACCGAAGAACTCAAAAACGGACCGCGTCATCGCTGTGGAGCCAGGGTTAAATCTCTGGTTTCAGAAAGGCGTTGGCGCTATGATCCGTCGAAGACTACTTCGGCGGGGGATCGACTTAAACACGCAGTTGACGAACCAGCGACTCGCTAAGCAAGCCTCGAAACATGGCAAGCTGGCGACCGTCGATTTTTCTTCTGCGAGTGATAGCATAAGCCGAGAGTTAGTGCGGGAATTGTTGCCCCCGCGCTGGCATTCGTTACTTAGTTGTTGTCGGACCTCCTTAGGTTCTCATGATGGCTCGCTGATTCGATGGGAGAAGTTCTCCAGTATGGGGAACGGATATACCTTCGAATTAGAGTCTCTGATCTTCTTTGCGGCCGCTCTCGCGGTGCGCGATTACCTCCGACAGGAGGGAGAGATCAGCGTTTTCGGCGATGATGTTATATTGCCGACGTCCTGTTATGAATTGTTCACATCTTTTAGCGCGTTCCTTGGATTTACCGTTAACAAGTCGAAGAGTTTCTCGACGACGTATTTCAGGGAGTCCTGTGGGGCGCATTATTATGATGGCATTGATTGTAAGCCTGTCTTCCTTAAAGAAAGATTGTCGAATGTTTCGTCCATTTATAAACTGGCTAATGGTATCAGGTGGCTTGCTCATCGCCGCAATTCTCATTACGGCTGTGATTCTCGCTTTCTGGTCCCTTGGCGTCGTCTTTTCCGACGGGTTCCTAAGCCTCTTAGGCTACAGATCCCCCTAGGTTTAGGCGACTCCGGCTTCATCAGTAATTTCGATGAAGCCACGCCAGCTAAAGCAGGACACGGTATAGAAGGTTACTATGTGTCCGCGATGGTGGAGCTCGGAGTATCCGAGCATTTCGACGAAGAAGGGCTGATGCTGGCCCGACTTAAGGCAATATCAATGCGTCGTGGAGGTTTAACCTTCACGAGAACAAGCCTAGACAGAGTACTAGCGTCACCTTATCGTCATCCCGACGTGTGGGTTAAGCTATTGGATCGTGCTGATGGAAACGTCTACACTCTCCGCGGGCGAACGAAGTTAAAAATCGTCCGCACTCTGTCTCAACAGTGGTGCAACCTCGGGCCTTGGGTTTAACCCAGGGTTTTAGTCTTGCAGCCCCACATATAAGCGCGTAAGCGCGAAGCTGTGGTCAGTTGTGAGTGGTGG